TGACTTCCAATTGTAGCGTAAAGAGTACCTTCTTTACCTGAGATTGAATCATTAGCAAGCATATATTGCCAACCTGCCATATGTTACCTCCTCTTACGAACTGACATTGACTGTCATGTAAAGCTTTTCCATTGAATCAACTGGCTGGACATAAAGATCCACAACCACTGCATCAAGTTCAACACCTTGTCTGACCACAATATCATCAGTCTCGAAATTCTGGATTGCTCCAATCCTCATAAGCTCATTGAAGTAAACAATGATGTCTGTCTTAAACAAACCTCTTCCAGCTTCATTGTTATCAATTTTACCCATGTAGGAATCTTCCCAAGTCTCCTTAACAGTTGTACCAATTTCATCAAGAACTCTAATAACTCTGTTTTTAGAGAAAGAATAATTTTGGTCTGATGAATAATTGTGCAGTGAGTTGATGTCTTGCTCAACCTTGATGTTCCCGCTTGTGCTTGTGCTAAGAACAAACTTACCTGCGCTGAGAGCGGCTTTAATCTGAGCATCAGTCATCTCACCAACAATTGATGTAGCACCCTCAATAACCTTTGCTGTGTTGGACTCATTAATATCAGCACCAGCTGTCATACCTGCTACAACTGCAACAAATTCTTCAACTGTAAAGGTTATTCCATTAATAACTGCACCACAGACATTGTTTATAACACCCTCTGAGTTAGCGGCATCATAACTAGGAACAACTCCTTGCACGTATCTGCCTTCATCATTTCTCATCCTGTTAATGAAAGCAACAAGATTGCCTTTCATTGTAGCAAGACTCGGATTTGATGAAACGGTGTATGTGTCATAGAAGAACACAGCTAAAGTCTGCCATCTAGCCATCTCCAAAAGACTGAGGAATGATGTGCTTTCAGTACCATATATGGTTGAATCAGAAACTGTTCCGTTAGCACCACCAGTAAGAGGTGTACCAGCAGTTTCAATAAAGCTTCCGCTCTCTTCCTCAGTAAAATCAATCCAGTCAGTGTTTTCAAGTTCACTGATTGCGGCAACTTTCTGAGAATCAACAACACTACCGTTAAGATAAGTAATGACTGTGTAAATGTTGCTTGCATCTTTGCTAATGGTAATGTTAATGCTGTTACCAAGCGTACCAGCGTATTTAGCAGTGCAAGTCAGCTTTCCTATTGTAGCAGTTGCCTTTGTACCACCAGCATCAGCTCTATACACAAGAGCTTTGTAACAGTACTTCAAAGCACTTGCAAGAATCTTGGAATCAGCATCAAAAGCTGTGAATCCAACAAGCTTCTTGCTTTCACCATTAAGCAGATCACTTGAAAGAACTTCAATCAACTGACCGTTCTTTCCCCAATTCAAAGGAAGAGCCATTGCTACAACACCACGGTCTCCAACAGTCATTGAACCTTTGGGGACAGCCTTGAAGTTGATGTAGGCACCTGGTCTCACCTTATTTTGCGAAGTCCATGTTCCACCTGCCATATTTAACTCCTTATTCTTTAATTATTTCAAGAGCAAGAGAATTTTGCTTGACTCCGCTTCCATCTCCCACTACTGAAACATCCTTCATCAGAATCTGTATTGCAAACATAAAGTGCAACACACCTTCTATTTTTTCCAAAGATTTGTCTATGCACTTCACTTTGGAACTTTCTAAGTTTATTATATTAAAGTTTTGCGATAATATAAATGCTATATTATCTAAATTTTGTTCTAGTCTAACAACAGTGCTTGGGTCAGAAGCAACTCTGTACCTTACTTCCATTGAATAGTTAACGAGATGATAACCTCTTCTTTCTTCTTCATCACTTAAAGTAATTTGATAAACAAAAAAATGAGGATAAACTGGAGTGCTGGTTGCTTCTTTGTAAACAGTTATATCAGGAAAAACTGATAAAAGCTGTTCAACTACTGCTTGTTTGACATCTTCACTATCAACATACATTACTTTATCCCCATTCTTGAAATAAATTCATTAAAGGCTTTTTCAAATCTCAAAGGCATTTGACGTCTAACATCTTCAACAGCTATGTACAACATGAATCTACCTTCATACCAACCAACTTCAATTCCATCAACTACAATTCTATGCCCGTATTCAATTGCGCTTGCATAATCCATTGGATTGTATATAACAATAAAAATATCAGTTCCAGAACCCATAACTTTTCCTAAACTCCAAGAACTTCTCAAAGCTCCAGTATCAACAGGAGTATCAGGTTTTACTTTTCTTATAACTCTCTCAGCCATCTCTTGAAGAAACTGCTTGAGAAAATCATCAAATTCTTTAGTAGCAACGTTAAAGTTTTCAAAGTATTTTTCAAGTTCTCTTGCATCAACAGAAGCTCCCATTAATCATACCACCTTGTTTCATAATAATCAGATTGAGCTTCTGTTGGAGCAAATTCTGTTGCTGTAAACGTGACTTTGTTACCAGCAACAGTTGTTTCTTCAACCTTGACAAATGTTTCATCTGGATAAAGAACAAGCAGTGCATCAGGTTTAACAGAAAGTTCTTTACCATTATCTTCATGTTCAAAGACAACATTATCACTTGTTACAGTATATATACCATCTTTAGATGAAATTGAATCAACTGCAACTGGAACATAAGTGTGCCAACCATTTGCAAGTGTTCCATCATTTTTAGTGTACAAACCATTTACTAAGAATCTGAAAACGTCAGATGAACTTGCAACTGCATAAATTAATTCAACTGTATGAGGCTCAACAACATTTGAAATTACAACTGTTGAACCTTCCTGCATTACTTCATCAACTGTGTAATAAGCAAAAGTGTATCCTTCAATTGCTGGAGGAACCATTGTAAACGTATCATCACTCTCAACAAAATGCTGAGTAGATGGCGCAATTATTTCATTGTAATTAGTGTAATTTACTGTAATTTGAATTGGATTAGAAGGAGGAACTGGAGTAGGTTGATCTGGTTCAGTTCCTCCCATTTGCATAAGAACTTTCTTTCTGCCCATTGAAACAACGGGATTACCGCATCTTCCGCTGTAAATACCAGCAACAGCACCATTAGAATCAATTTTCTTAGCAATTATAAAATCATCATTTCTAATATCAACCCAAAGAGGAAGATGAATTGTAATAGCCTGAATAATTGGTCTTATGTCAACAGTTGTTGGGTCAGGATTATCAATTGAAGCATAAGCAATGTGACAAGAAACGTTGGAATACACTTCAATAAGAGAACCCTCAATGTTTCTCTTTATGTCAATGTAATCAGTGTCCATCGTTTGTGAAACAACTTCACCTATTTGACCGAAATCAAAACCTTTCATTCTTCCTCAACTTCTGGAATTCTGTACAGCTTTTTGAATCTGTTTAGTTCAGTTGTATGAGAAATTTTATCAGACACAGACGCCTTTATTTCTGCAATACCGCCAAACACAACAGTTCTTCCATCTTCAGTTATGCTTGAAACATTACCAACAACACCACCTTTTGAATTCTTGGAAGTGTTTTCTCTATACAAGTCTGCGCAAATTTGACAAACTGTGTAGTTTAATGCAGATGGCAGTTTTGAAATATTGCAGTAATTAAGAATTGATTGTTTTGTCAAATCTATGTACAGCTGGAGGATACTGTCAGAAGAATTGACATCAATCCCCAACAACGTTTTAACCGTTCCCAAAAAATCAAAAGTGTCATCTGCCATTTTTTTAGTTTTTCCTTGACTTCAGCTTTTCAGCATCTGTCTTTTTCTTCTTGGGCTTCGCAACAGCAGGAGCAGGTTCCTCAACAACCTGAGGAACGACTGCTTCCTGAACTTCCTCCAAGGAAGCAAGTCTAGCTTCTTCTGCCTTCCTTGCTTCCTCTTCAGCTAGTTTCATTGCCCTCATGCGATTGAAAGCACTAAGTCCCATGTCAGCTCCTTACAGAGTATGCACAAGCTTCACAATACCAATCTTCTTAACTTCGGCAACTCTGTTCCAGTTAGTACCAATAGCAAACTCATCGTTGGAAGGTGTGGGACCAGAGATGTTTGCGCCACCAACCCAAGAGATTCCCTTCGGATGCAGGACTTTAGCTTGTCTGTTAATAAGATAATCAATAGAAGCAAGGCTGTCTCTATCAGTCTCAACAGGAGTAAGAGAAACAGGAATTCCAGTACCTCTCTGGATACAACCTCTTGAAAGAAGATAAGTTGTGTAATAACTCTTTGGAATAGCTGTCTGTGTGTCAGCAACAGCAATTGTACCAGCTGTGGAATTCTTATCTCCTGTAACTGCGGCACCTGTACCAGGAACTTTCTGTGACACTGCAACAGTAGCACCGCTTGCCTTTGCGCTGTAAGTTGCGCTTGCAGTTGCATCAGCATTGATTGCGGCGGCAAGAGCAGTTGCAATCTTGGCGTTAGTATCATCTGTTGCAAGAACAGTGTAAGTTACACCAGCAAGAGTGACTGTATCACTTGTGGCATAGGTTCCACCAAGTGTGGCTGTCCAAATTGCAGGTCTCTTCATGACACACGGTGCGCTGTCATCCATCACAACTCTGTAACCGAGATATGTTGGAATTGAGATGTGTGACTCTGCAACAGGAATGAATTGAATCATGTTCTGCTTCTGAAGCTCTGTAAACACTGCTGAGTGCATGTAAAGCATTGTCAGAAGGTCACTAGCATCACCAAGCTTCTGCTTTGCATCAAGAACAGCCTCACCTGTAATCTTGCTTCCTGTACCAGCCTCGTTGTGAATATCAAGAACAAGGTCAGCCATTGAATCTGATGCAAAGATACCGTTAAGAATTGACATAACAGTTGCCTTCTCATCTCTAACCCACCAGTCTGCAACAAGTGAAGCAATAGCCTTCATCGGATCATCACCTGCGAGAGCACCAGCAAGCTCATTAGCACCCCAAGCCTTACCTCTAATCATGAGAGTTGCAAGCTCCTGATAAGATGTAATCTTGTCAACACCAAGTGAACTTGAATCAGAAAGAACTTCTGAATTTCCACTCAGGTCATTCCACTTTGGCATATGGAAAATTGTTCCACCACCAACAATCAGCTGGTTGAGAGTAGGATTGTTCTCAATAGCTCCAGCATACATAAGTTCTGACTTCTCAGTAGTCTTATCAATAACATACTGAGCAAAAAGTTCAGGCTGAATTACATCAGCAATCTTCGTTACTGCCATTTTCTAGCTCCTTTAAATAAGTTTTTACCAGCTTGGATATTTTCCATGAGCTTCGTAATACATTTTTCTAGCCTTCTCCTTGTCCGTAGCAATCATCTTTCCTTGCTCAGTTAAGTTATCCTCTTTAAAAGGATTGTTTTCTTTCTTATTTGAATCAGGTAACGGATTACCCTTTGGAACAGGATTAGGAGTCTCAGCCTTTGTAAAAGCTAAAACTTGTTCAAGTGCCTGGTCAATAGTTGTGTTTTCATCAACCAGTCCCTTTGCCATGCGCACAAGCTTTCCAACATCTTCTCCAGACTTACCTGTCAGCTTTGAAAGCGCAGTAATTATTGCATCTTTCTCAGCTACTAAAGCTTTAAGAGATACAACTTCTTTTGAAAGGGATTCAAGCTTTTCAACTTGTTTTTCACTTTCACTCTTAGTTGCATCATAAGCTTCTTTAAACTTTGCAAGCTTATCCTTCTCATCAGGTTTGAGTCCAAGTATAGCAAGCAGTTCTTTCTCCGCTTTGTTTTTAGCGTTGTTCAGAATACCTGCGGCATGCTTGTCAAACTCTTCTTGAGTTGCAAATGTCTTGTACGGCTTGTTTTCCACAGTCTTGTTTTCAGTTGCCTGTGTTTCAACTTTGTTCTCCACCTGGTTTTCAGTCTCTGGTGTTTTGACTTCCTGATTGTTATCAGTCACTTTGTTGTCCTCCAAAAAAAATAGAGGTCAACATTTTTAATGCTGAC